GCTGCCGGTCACAAAAGGCGACACCGTAAGTGTTGGGCCTGGGCACTGGATCCCCTGCGACATCCGGTAAATCGGATGCGGTCCCGTCATCATCTGATAGGCATTATTAACCACTGACCCACTAGAAACACTCGAAGGGTTTGCCACTGTTGTGTTGGCGTAAGCAGGGCTGCCGAGCGCCGCGATTACTGCGAGAACACCGACGTACTCTCGCTTACGGTCTCTGTGGTGATACTTCTCTCCACGCGAGTCACTGCATCGAGGCCCGGTGCCATGAATGATTCGGTGATGCTCCAACTTGCGCCAGGGTTGACGACCTGCCATTGGGGTTTGGTTTCAAGGTTTGGGCTAGTCCAAGAAAAGTTGACTCCGCCAACGGTTTGATTGTTCGTGACGGTTGCTTCTGGAGAGATGGGCACATCACCCACAGTTTCGACGTTATGACCTGCCGCTGAGTAAGAATATCCGGTCCTGTAGTTATAACTGGTGATTGATTCTTGAATGACTGTTGTTGACTCAGTGCGTGAATTAAGTTGTCCCTGAGTGAACTGCGGAACGATTGGTGCCGCCATCGCCGAACTAGGCAGCAGCAAAAGCAGCAGCCAAGCCTTAGTCAATTTCAATCTCCATTTTGTTGCTGAGGATGGCACTGGTGCCCGCTGCCCCTCCGGTCACCGTCATGATGCCGCTTGAAAGAGCTGTTGCGGCCAGTGTCCCCTTGACTCCTCCGGAACCCGTTACGACTTCGCCGTAGGTCGGGAGGTCATCAACATTGCCGGTGGTGGTGGTCACTTCAGTGGCGGCGCTGATCGTGTCGCCGACCACTGCCGACTCAGTAAAGGAAAAAGCCGAACCGGCGGTTGTGACCGCGTAGTCAGTGTCGATCATGGCTGGCACGCCACTGGTCAGGCTGCCAAGGTTCAGACCGCCAATGGCTCCGCTTGTCGTGCTGCCTCCGCTGGTAACGCTCGGCGTGACGTTTGTGCCTGATGCGCTGTAGGTGCTGCCGATGCGTTTGGCTGAGCTGTACGCCTGATCGATGCTGATCTGGGCGCTCTGAGTCAGCCGGTGGGTGATGTCAGCATGGGCAGGGGCAGCCAACAAAGTGATCCCCAATACCAAAAGTGTGCGGGTCATTTGATGCCTGAGCGGGTATTGCTGTTATCTACGTTAACGCCGTTGTCGTCCTTCTTTTTCTTCCCTGTTCTATTCATTGTCAGGCCGTAGGTACTAGCGGTTGAGGCGAGTAGCGAGGCCGAGAAAGTCACGTCAATCGATCCTTTGAAGTAACCCAAATAGTTTGCCGTAATGATGCCCATGGCCCAGAGCATGATCGTGATGCGTACAAAATCACCAAGCCAGCCATGGCCTTGGTCTTCCTGTTCTTGGCTTTGCGCTTCCTTGGTTTCTGCCATGATTGGGCAAGCGTTAGGGGCGGGTCATGGTTGAAGTCTGGGCCGCCGTTGCCGGGGCTAGTGTCACCGTAGCTGGGCTGGGCGTTTCAGGGCTTAACCGTCAAACGCGGCAGGGACAAGACTCGCTGATTCGTCTGACAACTGCTGTCGATAACCTGTCCAGCAGGCTGGACGTACTTCATGGCGACATCAAGAGCAAAGACGTTGAGATCTTTGGGAGATTGAATGAGCTTGAGCGTTCAGTGGCGCGACTGGAAGGGCATTCAGATAGGCACTAACGTATTAGTGCAGTTCAAGGCAAACTCATGCTGCTTTTGATCCGCCCAATCCTGTTTCGGTTCTTGCAATCGGAAGGGGTCAAAAAGTTGGTGGTCGATCTTCTGACCGCCTACGCAGAATCGACCGAATCACAAATCGACGATCAAGTTGTGTCCTTCGTCGTCAAGTCCATGTACCCGGAGAAGAGAGTTGAGAAATGAAAATGTCCGTCTTTTCCTTGACGGGTTGGATCGTTGCAGGCGGCGCGGTAACGCTGCTGTTATGCACTTCAATGCTGGTGTTCGTCGCCGGATATACGGCTGGCGAGAGCGTTTGTTCCCAGTCATCATCGGGCCGTCTGTAGGTGTCCTGAGCGTGCTCAGCTTGCTGCCCTTCTTTCAGCACTTCCGGGATGACTCGCCCTACCACCTGGCTGGCGTTGCAGCCCTACAGGAAGCCATGCCTTCTGAGCTTCTTCAGGAAGACAGCGAGTGGTTCGAGGCCTGGCGAGCTGCTGGCATTGACCAGGAAGTTTTCGTCCCCTACTTCCAGCAACTCGACAACGGACAAGACGGCTGGCGTGAATGTTTTGCCTCCGCCGCCGCCATGCTTGCGGCCAGCGCCGGTTTGGTCGATTCAGATAACGAGTACATCTTCCACCTGGCCCACTATGGCGACACCACCAGCGTTGAAGCCCAGCTCCAAACGCTCCGAGCTTTGGGCTTGGATGTGGAGTTCACTCAGAAAGGCACGCCGGAGATGATCGAAGAGTCGATCTCTCGCGGTGGTGCGGTTCTCGTGGGATGGCTGCACGCTGGCGACCTGACTAGAGGCGAGCCGCCGATGTGCGATTCGTTGAGTTGTGGTCACTGGTCAGTGGTGACAGGTTTCCAAGGGAAGCACTCTCCCGTAGGCGATCAATACTGGGTGATTCATGACCCGATGGGTTTCCCGCTCCTGCAGAAGGGTGGTCATGACCAATCAAGATCTGGCAAGTCGGTGCGGGTGCGTCAGTCCGAGTTCAATTACAGGTGGCTGGTTGATGGCCCAGGCACAGGCTGGATGATTTTCATCCGTGGCTGAAGTGCGTTGACGCGTACTTGATCCGATCCGGTGGTGACTCACCACCAGTGCGGATTCGATATGGGGGGCATGGACATGCACAAATACGCTGCTTACTATTCAAAACGAAAGGTTCTGAAACAATCCGATGGGCTGGGCCGACTGGATGACTTTTAACCCTTCGACTGAAGAACTCTTTGAGATTGAGCGCAGCGTTAGAGAGGTGCAGAACTGCCAAGACGAAGAGATCTTAAAAACGCTCTGCGTTTCGCTAGTCAGGCAGAGCTGGCACCAGTCAAAACTGCTCAGCCAAGCCGTAGGCAGGATCGGGGAACTCGACGCCAAGATTGCGACTTGGGACTAAAAAAGCCCCGAAGGGCTCAGAGAACGTCGGTGAAAGAGCCATCGCTCCAAAGCTCACGCCTGCCCATCTTCAAGCCCTTAGCAGCAACAGCCCTCTCGGCACGGGAGAGGTCTGATTTGCTGATGGTCACAGATTCAGTGGCAAAGCCCAAAAAGTTTTGGCCTGCCTCCGACACCGGCTTGATGGTGAAGGTGGTCGAAGCGAAAGAACCAGCGATCAGAACCAGATCCATTTTCAAAGCCGCCCTGTGGGCGGGAGGTGTGGGGATCTCTCCCCTGAACACCTCCAATATACACAGGTGGTATGCCATTGGCAAGGGCTTAGCCAGATTTGCCGTTGAGCCTTGACCGATACAGCCTCACCGCTGACTCAAAGTGCCATCGTGCGCGCCAATCCTCGCGGAAATACCGGACCATTCCGCCGTGGCTCACCTCCCACACCAGCAGCCCGTCTTTCTCGACCTGCTTCATGGTTGGCTTCGACATAAAAAAAGGAGCGCGGGGCGCTCCCAGTTTCTCGTTCAACATGAAGATTAAAAGTCAGCGCCTGATTTGTCAGCTGGGCGGGGCTTGGCATCACTCAGAGCCATCATCAGGTAATCATTGCCTGTCTTGCTTTGGCGGGGCATCAGGTTGGCGCGGAGCTTGACGCACTCGACCCCTCTGATGTCTTCACAGCGTTCTGCTGTTTTTGCCCATTCAAAGAGATTGCGCAGTTGGTCTACAGGCACGTCCATTTGTGCCCAATAGTGGCCGTCTTTCTTTTGGTCTTTGTTGAAGTTGCCAAAGATGGTGAAGGCGTCGGGTGTGAAGTCAGGCATTACTTTTGATTGAAGAACTTGAGAATGATGGTTTGCAGCGCGGCGTTGATCACGCCTTGATGGCGTTGCTCGGCGTAGTGCTGCAGCTGTTCGGCTAGCTGCTTGTCCAGCCGAACTTGAAAGTGCTGAGCACGACGTTTGTCGTCTTGCTTAGCTTGCGTGGTTTTTTCATCAGGCATACTCATTCATGACGGCTTGAATCCAAGCCTCGTGCTTTTTAGATGTAATTGCCGGGGCAACTTTAGCGTTGGCTGCCAGGTTGAACTTAGAGCGGAACGCTCTACAGAAAGCCTCGCGGTTGTCTTGGGGCATGTCGCCAATCCACTGCAGCAGGAAGCTGCGTTCGCTATCTGAAAGGGGCTGTTCCTCTTTGGATACACCGGCAACAGATGGCCCAGCTGCAGGCTTTGCCTTCTTTTCTTCGCGGTGAGGATTTTCAACCTCTTCGCGTGCCCACAACTGCCAGGCAAGCCCAAAGTGTGCAGCTGCTGCAGTGCAGAGGCAACGGCGGTGGCTGTCTGTCAGATCGCGTGCGCTGACCTTGTCAAAGGCAATCGCACTGTTGCGGTTGTCCATGACAGCCTGAGGGAAGTCAGGAGTGCGTTGGCCATCAGGCCCGGTGAAATAGCCAACAACGTAAGCAGTGCCGTTTGGGGCTTTCCAAACGTGACCGCTGTCGACGTAATGAGCTAGGTGAAACTGAAACCCTGGGGCGTGTAGATGCAAGAGGTGCATCGTGCGGCACCAGTTGACGTAATCCGCCGTGTATTTGCCTGTACCCTTTTGGCTTACGTCATCGGTGGTGATGACATCGCCAAGATTAGGGAAGGGCTGTGACGGTGATGATGGCTCCGAGGAAGTCATCTGTTTGATACCTCTTGGTTGCGTGGATAGAGACAATTTGACTGTCATTGCGAAGCAAGACAGAGGCCACGGCATCGCCGATCGAATCAGCCACACCTCTTACGGCTTTATCCAAATCAGGGGTTTTGACGTGATGGACTGGGGCAGAAGCTTTTAACTTGCCAGCGTTTTTGCCTGTGCCGTAATGAGACAAAGGACGCTTGAAAACAAACTCACATTGGAGTGAGACTGCGGCATCGATGTCCCATCCTTCGGGCTTGTGACGGTGTGCAGCAGCTGCAACGTCACTGCGCCAACTGGCGAGAGCTTCTGCATTGTTAGCAATCACCCTGCTCTTAAAGGCACGCATGGAACCTTGCGGGACTGGCGTGCCGAGAACAGCAAAGGTGACGCTATTGGAGTTGGCTAAAGGCTCGGTCAATGGCGCTGTTGAGAAGGGCTTGGGCAAGTTTTGAGGCGCTGAGCTTAGGCTGCTCAAATTCAATAAATTCACCAGCGATTGAGACGTTGGTCATGTTTCCTTTGGTGGCCTCTGAGATTATGCTGAGCTTTTCAGCTCGGCTTTCATCAAGGACGATTTGGACGTTTTTCATTTAAGAGAGTCGCAGGCTTTTTGAATGCCAGCGTTGCAATCACGCTGGGTCATGTCCGTGAGGGTTGTGTCAAGGGAGTACCAAAAGGCACCGCCCATCAGGAAACAAAAAACTGCAATGACAATGGCATTGCTCTTAGGTGCGCGGCGCTCAGGGTCATAAAAACCTGGGCTGCGATCGTAGATGCTGTTGCGAGTCATGAGCGAACGAGAGAAAGGGCTCACGTGCAGCAGTATGGCGTGGGTGGTATGCCATGTCAACCCTTTGCGTAATAAACCCGTGCCGTGCGACCCGAGCGTGTCGCCCTGCGGGCAAACTTGCCAGTTGCCTGATCCAAACGCTGCTCCAACAGCGCAGGTTGGCAGCTGGTCAAGTCCCTGATCCTGGCGCTTGCGGTCTGATGCTTCATGCCCAGGAGCTGCTCAACCTCGTCACAGGTCAAGCCGTCTTCTGCTTCACGAATTGCACGCAGCACGTCGCGGCACATTCCGTTGACTTGATCAACAATGCTGGCCGCTGCATCGCGGCTTGTGTCTGTCCCGTTATGCGGGGCGGTTGGATGGTTGAACATGTCAGACCTCAACCGTTGCTGTCTGCGGGTCAACCTCGTGACGGCTGATTGGTTCGGGCCTGCTGTA